CCGACACGACGATTTAGAATTAATTGATATGCTGCTGCCTGTACAGCAGGCGCTGCTGAGTTCATCTCATCAAAGAATACTACAATATTATCATATTGCGCAGCAAATTCTTCGTCTGGTAACTCTTCTGGCGCACCCCATGTCATTTTTTCTGTTTTAGGATTAAAATGTGGGATACCTTTGATATCAGTTGGGTCCCAAAGACTTAACCGGATATCAATTAAATGTGAATTAGGTAGAGTATCTGTAACTTGAGCTACGATGTCCGACTTACCAATACCTGGAGGTCCCCAAAGGAAGATTGGACGTTTTTTCTTCATAGCACGTAGGATAGCGCTTTTAGCTTTGTTAGGTCCTACTGTTCTTAACATCTCTGACATGTTGTATTCCTCTCATATGTTTCAGTGCATACAAGTAATATAACATCTATACAGAGTTTGTCAACCTTTTTCTCTGTTCATTGCCTTAATTAAACCATATTTTCTTATATCACCAGAGAAAAGAGTTAGTTCGACTGCTTTCTTTTCGTTCGTTACTGTAATGCTACGATTGGTAAGATAGTATGGACAGTCAATAAACTGATCTAAAAAGATAATAACTTGTGTAGTTAGTGGCATTTCAGGAGGATAAGGTATATCGTATGTAGCCAATTCGATCTGTTTAACTATGTCATATCCTGCTTCAGTTAATCTAAGCCCACCGTTGTCTTTTTCTCTAGTATTTTGCCACCATAGAGGCATGTACTGCTTCACAGTAGTATCATCACTTGATTTATCAAGTTGTTTTAGAAAAATTTTAGTGTAAGTTTCTTTCCAGTTCATTCTTCAACTACTACATTACCTTCAGTTAACACATGTACAGCAAAATCATCCGACTTAAACATGTCGTTTAGTCTTTTTGCTAGGTTATGTGCATGTCCTGGGTTAGAAAAGCTTGTTTTCTTATATTTAGGACCTGGGTAATTAGTAAGTATATTTGAACTTTTAAGATTGAATGGTTTGCCTCTATAAAAGACAGCCCAAATAGCTTCAGCCTCAAGGATTTGTTCACACTTGTATGTAACATTATCAGTGTGTTCCAAAATAATTGTAGGCTTAGGTCTACTCATAGTATCATCCTTTGCGGCGTCAATACTATTTAGCAGTTCTTCGCTTAATTCAATTGTTAAAGCCCGTGCCACCATCTAATCGTACCTCTATTACTTCGTCTGTTTGTGTAGAAGTATTTACTAAAAGCTTTTCTAGGTCCGCGGTTAATCTGGATGATATAATACCCAGCGTAAAGGCAAGATTTTTAGCTTGTGCAATAGGTATCTTTACCTCACGCTGATTAGTATTGTCAGCAGCTTTTACTTGCTGTATAAACTGCTGAATAGGTATGGTGTTTATAGGATCACTTTGCATTCCAAAGTGCTTCTTTCATCTGTGATTCTGTTTTAAACGGTCCTTTAGATTCGTAACGTTCAATTGTTACTAACTTAGGACAAAAAGACTTTACCCAGCCTTTTTCAAATTTAATTACATAATAACCTGCGCAATACAGGCTTTTAGATTTATCACTCTTTGTAAATAACGGTAAGCTTTGCTTAACATTAAACATTGTATTATAAGGACGCACACTACACGGATATCCGTGTACTTCTAACACTTCTTCTGTACCATCAGAAACAGTAATAGAGTTTCTAAGATCAATACCTAAGTCTGTTTTAATTTGTTTTTTATTAGTAAAAAACTGTGTACCTTTTTTACCTGAGAACACAAACTTTTCTTCGTCAAATGCTAACGTACCAATATTTTCACCTTGATCTTCAACAATCCAAAATTTGTCTTCTAGTAGTGTTTTTAGTTTCATTATTTAATATACCTTGCTTGTAGAGGTTCGGCAAATGATGCTGCTTGATCAGCTACACGTTGCATATCCCACTTTGCACAAAACTTCATAAGTCTCATACCTACTTGTGTAATATTTTTACTTTCTACATTGTTAATTTCTTCGTTAATAATTGCTCTAATGTCTGCGGGTTGCGCAGTTAAGTCACAAAGTGTAACATTGCGTGTATAGTCATCTAGTACACGATGTTCTACACCTTCATGATCTACCCAACGCTGTAACATCATATTATTCCAGTTAAAGCCTTTGTCGTTCTTATCGGCAAATGCTTCTTGTAGGCCTACTTTGTTTTTAGTGCCTTTCTTACGTACACCTGGATATGCACTAAACACGTTGTCACTAGTGTCGCCGCGCATACACTTTTCAAACAACATGAATTCAGGATCGGGAGCAGCCTTAGCTTCACCTGTCTTCTTATCAACTACTGCATGACCTTTATCGTCAAAGTAGCCTTTATATGTAATAGTTGTATTACTCACACCGTTGTACTGTTGTACATTAGGAGCAATAAGTTGCGCAAAGTCACCGTCAGTACTAATAATAACATGTTTATCATTAGGATGTGACTGTACCCAACCAGCAATTAAGTCATCTGCTTCTAGTTGCGGATGCCGCATAACAGTGCAGTTAGTCTTCTCTGATACAAAGTTCTTAAACTCGTCAAAGATTTCCCAAAACACTGTATCTTCTTCTGTCTCTGCAACAGTCATCTTGTCTCGAGTAACTTGTCTGTTACGCTTGTAAGGCTCATAGAAGTCTTTGCGCCAGCTACGTCCTTCTAAACAAAATACAACATGCGAACCTTCAAAGTCACGCCACGCTTTCTTAACACTGTTAAGCGTAATGTGTAGAGCCATGCCTACTTTAGTATCTATGTCGCCACGTACCACATGTCTAGCACGGAAGAACGTGTTAGCAGTATCTACTAGAATATAAGTTGCCATTAGTTTGCCTATTGTTGTTTATATATACGATTATATACGATTATATACGATTAGTCAACCGTTATTAATCCCATAAGCTTTCGTAGTGTTTGCCAAATAATTGAAATGCGTTTGTCATGCGTTCTGCTGTATCTTCTAAACAGGCTTTGCACACTGGATCACCAAAGTTAGAACATTTGTCATGACATGCATCAAGTGGATCAACGTGCTTTACTTTTTGTTCAAACGCCCAGATCATTTCGTCTAGTATTTCGTTCCAGCGTTCTTCAGTAAGTCCAGCCGGATAACCATGCTGAGTTGCTTTTAGTTGTACTAGCATAGGATGAATAATCATAGCAAGTGTACAATCCATACTCCATGTGTCGTGCGGTTCTATTTCAACTCTTGTGGCTCGGTTCTTACGATATGGACCTATGCGTACTTTCATGATACTTCGCTTTTACCTTTGTCAATAGGCACAACATTAATATAACCTGCACCTCTATCTGTATCCATGCCTTCTTCTGCTAACATGTTATATACAATATCTCTAAACCATCGATCTACAATCTCTTCTTCTGGGTCTTCGTCAACACCGTAGCCGTTTTTAATTAATTCTTCAATAAAGTATTTGTTCCAGTCAAGTTCAAAGAAGCCATTACGAATGTTGTCTTCGTTTACCTGCATATCAAGTACATTTACCCAAGGTTCTTTTTTCCGTGTAGCATATGCCTTTGGATCACGTACTTTGATAACTTCTAACTCTTTGGCTTCTAGTTCTTGTTCCTTAGCAGTGATACCGGTAATATTTTTTAGCCACTTTTTCATTCTACGTCAGCCTGTGTCTCTGCACTCGGAATAATGCCAAACGCAAGTGTAGCAATACTACCGATATACGGAACTAATACTGCTAATATCCATAGTCGATGTAGACCTGCATCATCTAGTCTACGTATAGTTGTAGCAATTAAACACCACATTGTTGCAATTAGCACAACTAATGCAATCAACGGACCAAGTCCGCTTTCTTCTAGTGCTACAATTCCTACAATTGTTCCTAGTATTGATAGTAGTAATACAGCCCAGTATTCCTGCCGTTTTGTTTTATGTTGTAATTGAAAATATTGTTTCATAATCCTAGTTTCCTTAATTTATCTGTATCTACTGCCCTACGTTCCCCAGGCGTTGCCGAAGAGCGAGATGTGAAGTCTTGGGGTAAAACGCCAGCCCCTTTCCATACATGCTTCTGCGACATCTTTGACGTTGAGGTTGTACTCTTCCGACCTACCACCGAGCGGCATAAGGTATACAGGGCATTCCACGCCGTTGTCACGATACGCTTGAACAGCCCGAGTAACTTCATCAAAGTCGTCGTTACTAGCGACAACAAACTTGAGATAAATGTCACTGCCGTCAACGCAGCTATACTCACGAGCAACATCAGGCAATATAGCAGTTTCCCAAGGTTCTCCCGAAACACTAAGTTTTGGGGAACAACTCCAAGTAACTTCAAATCTGTCTTGATCCATGAGATAGTTGAAGAAATCGTCGTGTAAGTTTTGTGTAGTGTTTGTTTCAAATGTAACATTTTTTAAATCCTGCATACGTGGATGTTCGAACAGCTCAATGTACAATCGCTGCCACGCTAATAATGGCTCACCACCTGTTAGAATAAGGTGTACATCCTGGCCATTATCCATTGTCCACTTACCTTCTGGTGTAAGTGACAATAGGTGTTCAACTACTTCGTCAATAGTTGCTTCTTTGTTAAAGTGTTTAAACTCTGGATAGATACTTGCATATGTATCGCATCCTGTGTGTACAATAGGTAAGTCTGTAAACTTTTCAGTTGTTTCGTGTACACCTGCGTCAATTAATGCTTTTACTTCTGCATTATAACGGTTACCTTCTTTGTGTTGCTCCCAACGATCTTTTGTTTCGTTAGTGCCAAAGTTCATACAACGAAAGTTACAACCAAAAGTACGCAAGAACACGCTAGGTACTCCTACAAACTTACCTTCGCCTTGTACGCTATAAAATGCTTCTGAATATCGTAGTTTCATATTAACTCCTAATACTGTATTATAACACTGATTACAATAATAATCAACAAAATTGTTGGGACTTCATTTAATACACGCATCTGCTTACCAGTGTAACTAAGATCACCGTCTGCCATTTTTCTTCGTGTTGAACTTAACCAACCATGAAAGCCAAGCATAAGAAAAACTGCTCCTGCTTTGACCCAAGGCCAAGTAAGACTCCAATCAACTACACCAAAACTTAATAGTGTCAAACCTGACAGTAGTGTAGCGACCATAGCAGGAAGCATAATAAATCTTTGAAGCTTATATTCCATGATCTCTAAGATACGATATACTTCGTCGGAATAATCTTCATACTCTAAATGATATA